AGTCTCTCATCCAGGTCTTTATTCATTTTACCTGAACGAAAGTGATGTTTTATCTCTGGCATATCTTAATGTTTTATTACTTTAGACTTGTTTCTCATTACCTGAGCTAACTCTTCTGATTTAAGATTTGATAATCTTAATTTAGCTTTTCTAGTCTCAGCAAATCTTTCTTTTTTAAATCTTGCTACTAAATATTCAGGAACTAATGATCTTGATGCTAAAATAGCATGAGCAATATATTTATACATTGCTTCCTCAGCAAATTTATGTACTATCTTGTCATCTTCAGTAGCAACATTATCACTAATATACTTTAATATAACTGTTTTACCGTTTAAATCAGCACTAAAATGTATGTAACCTCTTAAAGAATCTATGAAGAATATTCCATTACCCTGTGAATTCTCAGGATTTAGACCATATCTTCTACCTTCTGCTAATACTTGATCTACTGCATTTTGATTTGAATCTGATTCACTTTCGTCTCCATCTCCTTGAGTTTTAAATAAAGCCCAAGTATCTGATTCAGATGCTTCTAAAAGCTCCTCATTGTCTCCAAATATATAATTAAAACTACCATCTTGTAATAAAGCTTTTGGATTACTAGTTTTTCTAGCTGGATATATTATTCTTTCTATACCAGATGAATCTTTCCATGTTAATTTAACATAGTTTACATAATCATGTGGTAATTTCATTTTCAACGAAGGTGGTATTTCAATTTCTTGAGATAATTCTGATCTAAATATATCATATGAAAATTCTTGAATTCCTCTTGATGCGTGAAAAATTACATCTGCTCTTTTTACCTTAGGTATTATTTTATCTTCGCCAACATAGTTAAATAAGAAATTGTTAACAATATCAATTAATTTAATATATTGATAATTACCTAACGATTCGTTAAATATTATTTGCTTAAGAACAACTTCTTCACCAGCTGTTCTTCCACTACCAAATGTTACTACATTATTACTATATGTATATAAATTAGGATTAACTTCACTTCCATCTATAAATATATCAAAATCTGATTCATTAACAGGAGCTGGATTAAATGTAAATGTAAATGCTGTTTGCCCCGCTGTAGCTGTTATAGACTGACTGTTGTCGTAGTATCTTCTTTGTGTTCCTGTGAATAATGGCATAGTCTATTGTTTATTGTTCTTGTTGTACATTTTGTTGTTCCTCTTGAGAAGCTATTGGATATAACTGAGGATCTTTTATTGTTATACCAGCTAACTCTAATATTTTTATAACTAACTCTGATTCTTCTGAAGCGTGTAGTTCAAAATTAACAGATGTATTAGCATTATATAATGCCTCACTTAAGACAGTAGTATAAGCCCACTCTACAGTTGCAGGAGTGGTAATTAAATTACATGTCACACCACTTGTTATTGTGGTTGGATAAACTTGTATTGATCTTTCACCAGTGTGTACAAATATTGGTCTAGAGACCGCTGGTGCTATTAAAGGTGAGTTTATGATATGATGTAAATCATTTTGATTTATTTTTTCAATTTCGCGATAATTACCATCGCATAGATAATATAATTCACCCATTCTGTAATGTGCTGGTAATGTACCTACACCACCACTACTCATACTTACATCTTGTCTGAATCTTTCAAATATATCTATTTTTTCTTTTATTATATCAACCATGTCAGAATACGTAGAGTCATTTCCCGGAACTTTCATAAACTGATCTAAGTCGTAAAAATATTGTTCAAATATATCCATTTGAGCTTGATTAGCAAATAGATTAAATTCTTGAGGTGTTATATAACCTCTTTGTTCTTTATTAGCTATTGCTAAAACTCTTTGATATACTGTATCTACGTTAACTGCCATAATTTTTTATTTATAGTAAGTAACCACCTCATAGAGATGGTTACCTCTATAAGTGATTATTATTTTAATCTTTTTTCAATATTGTTGAAAACTTCTAGTCCTTCATCAGTTTGAAACCATGCTGCTAATGCAGAATATGGATGTTCATCAAAAGGTACTGTCATAAGTTTTCTCCCATTACTTGCCCAAGTAAATTTTCTATTATCTGGAGATAACTTTATGATTTGAGCTTCAACAGCTTTTATTCCAAAATTTCGTAACTGTACGTTTTCATCTTGGACTAAATTAATAAACAAAGCAGGATTTTTTCTTGCAAAAAGTAATAAATCCCTTTTTATTTCTTTTGAAGTCATTTGACTAACTTTGCTACCTGATTCTACTCTTAATATCCCTTCAGCAAAATCTATATCTAAATCTTTAGCTATTTTTAAAGCTTCAATTTCTAACTCCATGTACTCTAAATCATTAGTTGCTACTTCAACCTCATCGTGCTCAGAATATAGAACATTTTTTAACGGATGATATATTGATAATAGTTTTTGTAATGATTGCTGTCTAGCAGGAACAACTAATGCTCCATCTCTAAACATGATATGTCCTAACGTAGAAGCACCTTCTTGTTCATCTCTTAATGGAGATGGTTGGTTAGTAGCATATCTTAACTCCCTTTGATAGTTTTTTTCTGGATCAAACCATAATAATGGTTTTTTTCTAGTGTGCTTACTAGGTAATGTCCAAACTATTGGAGTGTCTTTAGTGGTTAAATAATAAACTCTATCTTTAACCTCCCAATTCATACCTTCTGGTACACCTGGGATTTTTTTTTGTTTTTCCATAATATAATATAATTAAAAAGTTTGTAAAAAATAAAAGCTGAGGGAGCCGAAGCTCCCTTTGCTTTTAATTAACTATTGATTAGTCACCTTGTACCGCGTCAGTAGATTTCAGTAACACAAAGTTGTTAGCTGCCTGAACACATAAACATCTCTCAGATAAGAAATGAACGTTCATTGCATCTTCGTCACTTGTGTAGTTTCCACCTACAGAACCAGTAATCCAAGATTTCATTCTTCTATCGTCCGCTTCAGAAGCTCTATATCTAACGTGTAAGAATGGTCTTTGGATGTTTCTTCCCATAACCTGATCGTAAACTGTTGAAGTTCCAGCAGGAACGATAACACCTTCTACGTCCTTAATCAATCCTCTAGTAGTAGAGTCGTTTAAGTATTTCCAGTCAGTTTTGTAGAAGTCATAAGAACCTCTTCTGAAACCAGAGAAACCTAGATTAAGAGCCATTTCCTCAGAATTATTAAATACACCCCATGAAGTACCACCTGCACCGTGAGAATTTTGCTGCGCAAGCATGTTATCAATAGATAGAGCTGTTGCTCTGTCTAAGAACATCATGTTTTCTTCGATAGAACCTTGTTTATCAAGTTCTTGTAATATAGTATCGAACTCAGCTAAACCTTGATGAACATCACCTAAAGTATAGTTATAGTTCATGTGATCATCAAAATCAGCGTTATTAAATACTAAACCTCTTGAGTTGATAGCTGCAAATAAACCTTCAGATCCAGAAATACCTGTAGCAGAGATAGCAGACGCTGTACCACCAGTCGTTACTTTTTTCTCAGCTTCAATCATAGCCATTTCTAATTGATCTTCAAATCTAATTCTTGCTTCATGCTCAGATTTTAGATACCATAAATATCCAGAAGTACCTGCTTCAGTAGAAACTTCAACCCAACCGATCTGAGCAGTGTCAGAACCGTTAACCGTATACTTATCTCTTAAAATAATTGGTTTATTACTATAAGAAGTAAACGTAGCGTCTTTTTTGTTTCCAGCGTTTTCAGAGCCTTTTGCATATTCAGAACCATATACAAATACAGAATATCCTGTAGAACCACCAGTAGCACCAAGCCCTGCAGCTTCTGCTAAAGTAGAAATTGTATAAGGTTGTGCAGTAATATCAGTAGCAGTACCACCAACATTAACAGCTGATACATAACATTTCAATGATTTACCAGCTTTACCAATAACAATTGTATCACCTACATTTATTAAAGGTTCTTCTGAAAATCTTAGTAAGTTATTTCCAGCAGATTCGACTTCAACGTCATCATAAGCAACGTGAATTCGACCTTGTTCAGACCATACGACCTCATCAGAAGCCATAGGCATCTCTGCACCTACCATAGACAAAAATCCAGATATAGTTCTGTTACCATATCTCTCTACTTCTTTTTCATACACTTCTGGTAAGAACTGCTTCGTGAAATTGAAGTCGTTGCCTGAGATGCTGAGATAATTCGAGCCAAATAATGTTTTATTTGGTCTCGGAGTTAAGTGCGCTAATTCCGCACCAGTTCCAGCTAATGCCATAATTTTTAAATTTTAAATGTTTAACTTTATTTTTTGATTCTAACTTTAAAATCGGAAACCGAGTCGCCTGGAACAGCTTTTACTGACCAACCTGGATTAGGAATAGAATTTGTATGTTCTTGTCTTGGATCCATATTGATATTTTTAGATTTAGCCATACTATCTTTAATAGCATCAGCTTTACCTTGTTCGTAAAAATGTTTGGCAACAGCATCAGGGTTCATAGCGGTATATAAAGATTTATGATAACCTACTGCGTCATTCATAACTTGTTTATCATCAAGAAACTTCTTGAAGAAATTATTTATGTCGCTTTGAGATTCCTTAACCTTTTCGCTATTCTTTACATTAAACCTAAATCTTTTATCTCCTAGATTATATTCAAAACCTTTGAAATCATCATTAAAAACTTTATCAGTTTTTTGGAGAAAAGCGGCTTTTTGTGCCTCTGTAGCTTTTTCTGTTGTTTCCTTTTCCTCGTTATATCGGTTGAAGAATTCAATTGCTTTTTGTTGATCTGGCGTGAGCTTCGATCCAGCTTTGATTTCTTCGTAATACTTAGACTTTAACCCGTCTAAATGGGCTCTAGCACCGGCAACTTGCTCTTTGAGTGCTAATTTCTTTCTCTTAATGTCACGTTCTTCGTCTGTTTCTTCGTCATACGAAAATTGATCGTCCATTATAAAACTAACTTCATCATCTGTTAGATGAGGTTTTGTTTGTTTGTAGTATTCTCTTAGTAATGATATATCATCATGATTACTATAATCTTGATTTAATCTTACATAGTCTTCTAAACTACCACCAGTATCTTTCATAAAGTCTACAACTTTTTGAATATTTTCTGGTAAAGGTTCACCTGTTTCTTTAGATTCTTTTATTGCTTCAACAACTTCTTCATTTTTTTCCTCTACCTTTTCTTTAACTTCCTCATCAGTTATTTCTTCAACTACAGGTTGTTCTTCCTCTTTAACTTCTTCTTTTTTAGCTTCTTCTTTAACTTCTTCAACAGTTTTTTCTTCTTCTTCCTTAACTTCTTCTTCAACAGGTTTTTCTTCTACCTTATCTTCTTCTTCTGCTTTTTTAGTTAAATCAACCTTAATAACCTCGTCTTCTTCTTTATTAACGAATTGTTTAGGTTTTTTAGGTTTTGCTTTCATTTTCATATCGCCACCCTCTTTTTCAACTGGGGTGTTGATTTTAGCATCAGCAACTTCTTCATTCGTTTTTATTGCTGGTTGCTCTTTTTGTTCTTTAGGTTGTTCTTGAATTTCTTCAACAACTTCCTTGTTTTCATTTTTAGCCATAATATAATATTATATAATTAAACAAATTATCTAGGGTCATACATACCTAGATTACCTAGGTCACCTAAACTATCATTACCCATAGATTCAAACTTTTTAGGTGGTTTATTGTTATTTCTTTGATCGATTAATTCAGATTGTTGACTAGCTTGTATTCTAGTTCTTTCATCTTTACGATCTTCTTTTTCTGTTTCTTTACTATTAATAACTTGAAGCTCAGCTTGCTTAAGTCTCATGTTGATAGCAAATTCATGATTCATGAGTTCTTTTTTAATTTGAGCTTCATGTAATAATCTTTGTTTTTCTAGTTCAGCTTTACCTTGTTCTAATTGCATTTTAGAAGCTGTTAAAGCTTGATCTTTTTGTACCTCTGCTTCAGCTGCTTGTTTTTGAGAATTAGCATTCGCTTCAGCTTGAGTTTTTATATTTTGCTCTTGTATCAATTGATCTCTTTCTTGTTTCTTTTTTCTTCTAACTTTTAACAATTGATTAGCTAACTTAACATTTTTAATATTTCTTAAATCAATAGCATCCTCTAGTTCTATCATTTGTTGAGATAATGCCATTTGAATATTATTCTCTAACATTTGTTTTTCCTCTTCATCTGGTGAAACATCTAAAAATATACCGAAATCATATAAATGTAAACTAGATATATCTTCTAACGTACCAATATTATGACCACCTATTTTTTGAATAAATGCTTCTTTTGTTGGAGAATACTCTATAATATCAGATATTCTTAAAGAAATTGATTCTGCTACTTCAGCTGTTAAGTATAATCCAGAATTTAATATATGTCTTGTAGCAGTATTACTATTTGCTGCAGCTAATTTTTGTACACCAACTAATGATCTTTCTTCTGGTTTACTAGCATCTCTTGCTTCATTTAATCCGGTTACATCTCTTATCATTTGTAAATAATAATTATATGTTTGAATTAAACTAGCTAGCTTCTGTCCACCAGAACCACTCTGTATTTCTTGAATAGGTATTTTACCAGGATTCATATCACCCTCTGAAGTAAATGATCTACCAATAACACTACCAGTCTGGAAGAACATGTTTAATGCTTCTTGTGGGTTGTAATTAGTACCATTACCTAAATCTATTTCAGCTAAACCATCAGCATCTAAATAAACACCATCAGGAACCATTCTAGCCATTACTTGTTGTAATTTCAAATGAGTTAATTGAATCATGTCAGCAAAACCAGTTATTCTACCAACTAAAGATTCAATCTTACCTTTATACATTCTAGGCGCTACTAAGTTGTAATTCATTTTAACTTTAGTATAATCACTTTTAGGACGCATCATATTTTTAGCCATTTCCCATTTAAGTAATTTATCTGTGCCTAAAATTAAAACTCCTTCATATAAAACCTCTAATGATCTTTCAATTTTTTCATATTGACCAGTCATTTCTTGAATTGGTGGATCAAAAGTATCATCTCTTAATATAACTTTACTACCTCCTGATTGTGTATCTTTTACTTTATACACCTCATTCATGTATGTTTTATAATTAAAATATAAGACTTCTACGGTGTTTTTATCATTATTATCATTAGAAGCTGCAGTTCTATAATGCATATTTGATTTTTGATTAGGTTGCTTAACAATCTTAAGTAACTCTTCCTCTGATAATCCTGGGAATTCTTTTTTAAGTTCGTTTATAGGTATTGTTTTTACCTCACCAATATAATATATATCATCAAAATAAGGACTTTCGGTATATGAATAAACTATACTAGCAGGATCAACATAATCTACTTTAACCCCTTCAGATGTTGTAAACTTGTCCTTAACACAAGCTATACCTAAAGTAGTTAAATCATAATATAATCTTTTTCTCGTTTCTTCAAATTTATTACCAGTTAATATTGTTGTTATAGCTTGCTCTTGAGCTAATTCAACTTCTTGCTTGTAATCTAATTGCATATGAAGTTGTAATTCTTCTTCACTATCTGGTAATTTTTCAGGAGCATTTTCAGCTAATGATATTCCTAAAGCGTCTTGAGCAAAATCAATAATTTCTTTTGTTTCTATATCTCTTAATATAGATTCCATATAAGCAGTTCTTTTACTCATACCATATGGATCTTGTGAATAAGCTTTTATATCATATAATCTTTCAGCCATACCATTAACTACTATATCTACAAATTTAGGTATAATAGGTACTGGTTTCCAATCTAAATTAAGATAAGATAAATCACCATTAATTGATAACTCATCTTTATATTTTTGTATTGACTGTTCTCCTCTAGCATACAATCTTAATTTATGATATTCATTTTGATTATTATAAAACCTATTGGTACCAGAATCACGTTTGAACCACTCTGATTCAATAGCTCTAGCAACCTTTAAGCCATATTCTTGGCTAGCTTTCTCTTGATCGCCAACAACTTGACTAGGGAAATAACCTTTTGTAACTGATTCTGCCATATTACTTTATTAATTTTGATCGCATGCCTTTATTTTTATATTTAGCTATGCTTATATTTACTTTTTCTCGTTGTACTTCTGCGTTAGGTCTATACATATGTCTATTACAAGCCATTATTGCAAGTCCTGAACTAATAGAAGCATCATATTTTGTTCTATTATTTATATCAAATCTAGCCCAATCATTTAACGTACTATTAAAATACATATTACCATGTGATCCATCTTGTTTTATACCAACATGTTCTTGTATATACATTTCAATTGCAGCAGCGTGAGCTTGTTTAATATCTTCACTTGAGTTTGGTATACCACCAACTTCTTTTTCTGCGGTAGATAATTTATTCCAAACTTTATCAGGTCTATTCATTGAATAACCTCGATAACCTCTTCTTCTTAAATAATATAATAGTCTAGGTTTGTTATTTTCCGCAAGTAAAGGCATTCCATAAAAAACTATTGCCATTAACATATCTTCAAAAAATATTTCTGCGGTTTGTGGTCTAGCTATATATTCTAAAAAGAATTGATTAGGTGGACAATCTTCCATGCTAAACTTAGTTAAACCATGTAAAGAACCCTTTGATCCTTGTCCATCTACAGTTCCTGATATATCATAACTATCACATCCAAAAGCACCCATATGTTCATTACCTGGATACTTTCTACCATTTTTAATTACTATATTATTTTGTAACGCATATTTAGGTGTCCAACTAACTTTAAATCTTCCTTTAGGATCTGGATAAAACATTACTTTTGAATCCTTTATTCCATTAGCCCATTGAAAATTACCTTGAGTTATAGGTGGGACAACCTCTTCGTTATAATCTACTTGTTCGTATATTCTTGCTAAATTAAATATACTGTTTTGAGTTTCGTCTCTGAAAGCGTGTTCTTCAGTTCTTGGAAATTGTCTATAAAATTCATTTAAAGCATCTCCATCGTTTTTCAAACCATCAGCTTCATTTTGCCAATGATCTATAATACCAACATCTATCCAATCATCATACGGTCCTCTAATTTCTTTTTCTGGTGTATCGAATACAGGGTGTCCATAAGAATCAATGAATCCCTCGTAATTCCATTCCATAGGAATGAACAAACTATATAATCCTGAGCTAGTCTGTCCATTGCGGTTTCTTTTTGTAACATCTGATCCATTATAAAGTTTTTTAAAATTATCTCCACCTTTATCTAATGCGTTTGATGTACTTCCCATCATACACTTACCAATAATTCTACCACCTAATCGTAAACAAGTTTTTGTAACTCGCCAATTATTTAATATATTATTTGGTCTTTCCCATTTACCACTTTCATCATGTGCTAATAATTTTAGTTTTTCACCATCATAACTATTATCACCAGTATTCTTCCAATCGATAGTTGTATCTAGACCTTCTAAATCTTCATCATCACTACCTTGTTCTATTTTTCTTCTAGTTAATTTACTAGCTGGTACCCTATAAGCTAATTCTGTTTTAGGTCTATCCATACCATCTTGGATGGGCTTAAAAAAGAAAGGATAATTAACTGATATAGGTACAACTTTATCAGTGAACATTTTCTTAGCATCTGGACCTGTTTTAGATAATATACCAAATCTAGCATCACTAGCTAATGTAGCCATATTCACAAGCTCTCCAGAAGCCATAAAAGAGAACCCAGATCGTCTGTTTTTCAGGTAACACATACCATAACACCTTTGGTCTGCTTTACATGCCTCCCAGAAGATATAAAACAATCTGTTAGCTTCTCTAAAATCCGGATGTCCTACATCAATTTTAGACCATTGTAGGTACATATAATGAGTTCCAGTTATATAAGTTGGAACACCTTTATTATAATACCAAAAACCATCTTCTCTCCTACTAAATTCTTCTTCTATATAATCTATATACTGTTCTTTAAAATCAGCTGGATATTCTTTCCAATCAAATATAGTTTTAATTCTTTGTAGTGCCTTAGGTTGTTCAGTTACTTCCCATTTATCACTATCAAACTTATGAACTTTTTTAGGTACTTTAGGTAAAGCTATTTTTAGATTTTGTATTTCGTATATATCACCTATTTGACCTGTTTTAGATATAACAACTATATCATGATCCCTATTATATCCATATTCCCACTTTTTTGATTTATTTAATCTTTTTAAAGCGTTTATTTTAACAGGTTGTATAACTTTAAATAAACTTTGTTCGTAAGCCATGATTTAATTATATTCTTTAATATCTATTTTAAAACTTTCATCTAAACCCTCATGATCAATTAATTCATGACAAATTTTAGTTATTTGTTTAAAATATTGTTTTTTTGTTTGAAAAATACTTTTATTGTGCATTTTATCAACCCTACAAATATCAGGTCTTTTATCATATATAGAGCATATATTACCTACTAAATGGGCACAACTACCATCTTTCTTTATTGGTAAACCATATTTAACACCGTTCATCTTGCCGGCAGATCTACAACAAGCGCCACAACTAGAGCATAAAAATTTCATTATTTAGATCTTCTCTCAGCAAAACCGCTAAATGTTTTAACTTTAGTTTCTTCTTTTGGTTTATTTTCTAAAATATCTTTTTCGTCTTCAATTCTATTAAGTATCTCAAAAGCATCAAATATAGCTAGCTTTTTTGTTGCAGCCGCATTCTTTAATCTATCTGCAGATATATCATCTTCAGTTTCTACTATAGGTTCTTTAGCAACTTTGATTAGCTCATCAACAGCTTTATACCCAGCTTGGATTATATTCTTTTTCTTTTCCTTTGCGTTCATATTTGATTGTAATAAATTTAGATAATAATCTATATAGTCTTTCACCATTTATAACAAATTCATATTCGCTGTTTGGTGTAAATCCAATAAGATCTTCTTCTTTAACGGGAAGTTTTTCGTTTGTGTACTTTACGATACCAATTAGAGGTTTTTCCTTGTTGTCATATATACTATTAGATTCTATTGGTTTTACAAAACAATAATCAAATGGTGTTACCCATTTATTATTTCTTTTATATAAAAATAATTGATCTACTCCAACAAAATATTGATCTTCTTTAAAAAAAGATCTACTATTTTTTTCTATACCACGTTGATCATGCCATCTTCTAAATACATTATGGTGTATTATAACAGTGTCACCTTTTTTAATATCTGTATCTATAAGTTTAGGTGTAGATATGACAATAGCCTCTCTATTTACAAATTGATGATTAAATATTTCAGAATTCAATATTAACTCTTTATCACCAATTTTTTTAATGTTATTATATCTAGAGCCTTTAGGTTTGACTACAAAGTTATATAAACCACGCATTAGTATTCAAGATTATACTCAACAGCTATAGCCATATTTTTGTTAAAATCTTTCCATGGTAATATCTCATCTTCTTTTTTGATATAAATAGTATATTTATCATCTTCCTCAACAATATGAGATATTGTATGCCCACCGTAAACCTCTTGGCCTACAGCGTAATGCATAGCTTCGTTTTTATAGTCTTTACCAATACTAATTTTTCTTATCAAGTGATCCATTTTCTTTTGCTTTTATAGTACCGTCATTTATGTTAACACTAACTTTACCGTACTTTTTTTCAAGTTCTCCTTGTACTACATTTAATTCGTTTTGCAGTTCTTTTATTTGTGATACTGCAGCATACTTTTGAACTTCTAATGCACCAATCTGCATTTGCAGTTGATTTATTCCATTCACTCTACCTTGTATTGATTCTAATTCTTTTTTTGTAAGTTTTTTATTTTTTGCCATTTTATTAAATTTTAATTAAAGTTCTATATTTTATATTATCACGCAAATGTCACTATTTTTACTTCTTTTCTTGCTTTGGTTTTCTATCATCTATAAACCAGTGTTGATACATTAATCTTTTAGCCATTATATAGTTAAAATATTCATCAACTTTTTTTCTCCAGTCTTTATCAATCTTTGGATGTATAATACCAGATTTGTAACTTGAGAATGTATGGTTTACAAATTCTTTTATTCTATCTTGCTTAGTAAATAAATAACTATTAATACATGCAAAAGAACCTTTCATTACATTGTTCCAAACATCTATTGGTTGTATCATTTTACCTAATAAAGCAGCATAAATAGCACTTTCACTTATATGCGTTGTATAAACAGTTTCAGCTTTTTGTATATAATAGTACATGTCTATTGACCTTGGTAATATACAATGTTCACCAAAAAAGTCTTTTAATTCACCAATTATTTGATGAGTTGTTATTGGATGAGGTTTAAAATACACATTATCTCCATGTAATTTTTTAATCGCTCTTAATCTATTTAAACAAATATTTGTTTTTATTTTATTAGATCCAGGTAGGATAACTATGTTATCTTTTGGTGGATACTTAGCGAATTCTTCTTCTCTCTCCAAATATTTATTAGCTTTATTATTTAATACGTTATCTATTAAATAACCAGCATAATCTACTTTTTCGCAATTTCCGCATTTATCATACCAAGCATCAGATAATTGTTCACTTCTTAACCTAAGGTTTAAAGGTTGCATATAAAAACATGTTGCAAACTCTGTGTAACCCATGGTTCTAAAATGAGGCATTTCTTCTGCTAAAACATCATAACTTGCTTTAATGCCAAATTCACTACACTTTCTTATAACGTAACCTTCTACGTTTTCAAGTTCGTATAGATTTTTATTCTTTTTTAAAGGTCCTATTCTTTTATCTAGTTCCTTTTGATTAAACATTTCCATATTATTAAATTTAATTATATTCGTATTTATATTATTACATATTTTTTACTATTTCTACCTAGAACCACCACTAGCCCAAAAATATCCACCTTGATTTCCATCTGTTCTATCACCATCATACCAATCGGTCATAAAAGAAGTACTTGTACTAGTGTTATATACCGTTGTAGTTTGATAGTGTGTCCAAGTATTAGTACTAGTGTTGAAAGTAGTTGTAGTTTCAAATGTAGTTGTAGTACTTTTACTAGTCTCCCAGGTAGTAGTATATGTTGTTGTGGTACTAGTATTAAATGTTGTCGTAGTACTTTTACTAGTTGATTGACCATAATCTGTTTGTCTTTTTACAGTAGTACTAGTATTATATACCGTTGTAGTAGATCTATCAGTTTCATAAGTAGTTGTCGTAGTTTTAGACGTAATGGTACTAGTATTATAAGCCGTTGTAGTACTTTTACTTGTTTCCCAAGTAGTTGTCCATGACGTAGTAGTACTTGTACTTGTATTATACACTGTATTTGTGGTTGTACTAGTATTAAATACAGTATTAGTTGACTTCTGCGTTATAGTTGACGTATTATATACAGTTGTTGTGTTCCAAAACGTTTGTGTGTTATATGCCGTCGTTGTATTAAACGTAGTGGTCCAAGTTGTAGTTGTTGACCTACTAGTTGATCTACTTGTGGACCAAGTTGTACTTGTACTATGTTGCGTTATGGTACTAGTATTAAACGCTGTAGTTGTAGTCGTAGAAGTATTATATCTAGTTGTTGTACTACTACTTGTTGCTGTAGAAGTATTAAACGTTGTTGTAGTATTAGTACTAGTGTTGTATGCTGTAGTAGTAGATTTACTAGTAACTGTCGAAGTATTATATACAGTTGTTGTATTCCAAAAAGTACTTGTATTAAATGTAGTAGTTGTAGATCTTGAAGTACTAGTAGATTTACTTGTAGTTTTACTAGTATTATAAGTAGTAGTTGTACTTTTACTTGTGCTTACTACTGTAGTCGTACTTGTATTAAAAGTAGTTGTTGTACTTTTACTAGTAGATGATGACTCTGTAGTATTAGTACTAGTATTATATTCAGTTAAGTAAAAAGTAAACGTATTTGTACTTGTATTAAAAACAGTTGTAGTACTCTTACTTGTTTCCCAGGTCGTAGTGGTATTTTTACTAGTTTGTGTAGATGTATTAAAAGTTGTAGTCCACGACGTAGTTGTATTTCTACTTTCTGTGGTTGATGTATTATATGTAGTAGTAGTATTCCAAAATGTACTAGTGTTAAATGTAGTGGTAGTACTCTTACTTGTGTTATAAGTAGTGGTTGTATTTTTACTTGTGTTCCAATAACTAGTATATGTTGTAGTAGTATTAAAAGTAGTTGTTGTATTTTTAGATGTACTCCTACTAGTCTGCCATGTAGTAGTACGGCTAGTATTATATGTAGTAGTTCTACTTGTGCTTTGGCTAGTACTCCATGTAGTTGTAGTACTTCTGGAAGCTGCTGTAGACCTTTTGGTCTCTGTTCCGTAATACGTTGTTGTCGATCTACTAGTACTTGACATTGTTAAGCTGTTTTAATATAAGCTATTGGGTTAATAGGAAAATAAATTCTACCATTATAATTAATGTTATCCCAATAGTGATTTTTTAAATTATCTTTCATTTCACCTGTGATTTGATGATGCCACCATAAATCTGCTATAATCAAATCATAATTTTTATCAGGTGTATAAGTATAAGCATCTGCTTTTATTACATTAATCGAATCATCAATAAATGTTACGTAATCTATAACTTCTTGATTATTATCAACAACATCGATTACTTTTACAAAGCTTTTGTTTTCTTTTATATACTGTGGTAATAAACCCATACCTAATCCTAAAACCAATACATTTTCGTAATTAGGTATATCTTCAAATATTCTTTTATGTAATACAGAACCTAATACAAATGGATTATCTGGATCTGGACAAGGTCCATCACCCATAAAAATACTTCCGTACTCTTCTCTATTTTCTATCCAATGCTCATCACTAGACGCATATTGCATTCTTGACACCCCATTTACTTTAGTAACTGAGAAAGTTGTTCCCGAATATTCGTTTATTAAGTTTTCGTTTATCATAATCTTAGCAACTTATTATCATATTTATATATCCATTTGATGCTATTCTTGCTGAATAGTATGCAGACCCACCTGATGAGCTTGCTAATGCCCAGAAGGAATTACCACCGTTATAAGCACTTGAGCAATTATTACCTGAGTAAACATATGAACCCACACCAAGAGACCAGAATGACGTAGGAGAACTTACTGTATTACCGCAGGTGTGTGAACAAGCAAACACTCCTTTTGGTACTGAAGATGATCCTCTATAGAAAGTATAACAAGGTGTAGTATTAAACGTGGTTGTAGTACTATGAGATGTATCAGTATTATAAAACGTAACAGCAGTATAAGCAGTTGTTGTGTTTTTAGAAGTATTCCAATAACTAGTATATGTAGTTGTTCTACTTGTGTTAAATGTTGTTGTGACACTTGTGTTCCAATATGTTGTCCAACTAGTTGATGTACTTCTACTAGTTGATGTCGTTCTTGATGTAACAATACTAGTTTGCCATGATGTACTAGTACTCTTACTTGTATTGTATGTCGTAGTGGTACTCTTGCTAGTAGAATAAGTACAACCTTGCTTAGTTGAGTGACTTGTGGCCCAAGTTGTTGTGTAAGTTGTTGTAGTACTCTTGGAAGTTGATCTACTAGTTGATATTGTTGTGTTCCAAGCTGTAGTTGTAGTTTTTGATGTGTTATACACAGTAGTAGTACTCTTACTAGTTGACCAAACTGTAGATGTCTGGTGTTTAACCGTTGTACTAGTGTTATAAACAGTATTAGTTAATGTACTTGTATTATAAACAGTGGTAGTAGAGCGACTTGTACTAACCACAGTGCTTGTAGATGTATTATACACAGTTGTAGTGCTCTTTTGCGTGTTATACGTTGTAGTATAAGTAGTAGTTGTGTTAAACGTTGTTGTCGTACTTTTAGATGTTGAATACGTAGAACCTTGTTTAGTTGAATTACTTGTACTCCACGTGGTAGTATAATAAGTGGTTGTAGACTTACTAGTCTCCCAAGTTGTACTTGTGCTTCTGTTTGTACTCCAAGTAGTATTAAATACTGTAGTTGTAGACTTAGTTGTTTCGTATGTAGTAGTAGTTGATTTACTAGTTTCCCACTGAGTAGTATAAACTGTAATAGTATCTGTGCTGGTATTAAAAGTAGTAGTAAACGTCGTAGTTGTACTTTTAGATGTACTTCTACTTGTGGCTGTACTTTTAGATGTTTCATAATGACAACCTTGTTTTGTACTAGTACTTGTGTTATACGCTGTGGTATATACAGTAGTAGTATTTTTATTGGTACTCCAAGTAGTTGTAGTATTTTTATTAGTCTCGTAAGTGGTTGTTGTAGATTTTGAAGTTGTTGTAGACGTGTTGTAAGCCGTCGTTGTAGATTTACTAGTCTCCCACGTAGTAGTATACGCAGTAGTTGTGTTTTTACTTGTATTGAACGTTGTAGTAGTTGAAGTACTAGTATTATAATTTGTTAGATAAAAAGTAAAATCTAAAGTAGATGTATTAAATACAGTAGTTGTACTTTTATTTGTTGACCAAGTGGTTGTTTTACTTGTTATAGTTGAAGTGTTATATGCGGTAGTTGTACTCTTAGTAGTTTCCGTACTTGTACTAGTATTGAAAGTAGTTGCCGTTTGTCTTTTCTCTCCTGTTGATTTACTTGTAGATACTGAAGTATTTTTTGAGGTGTTCCAACTATCTAGTCTGTTCCATAACCACTTCATTTAATTTGAATTTATGATTGAGGATATGAACCAAATGCCCCAACGTAATTAATTAATACTTTATCACTTGCTATTATAAAATATGACAAAACAGCTATAGCATCAGCACCTGTATGAAATGATATTGCACTAGCGCCTGGTGTATATGCTGTTGCTGGTAATGCGGCAAAAGATAAACTACCATTACTACTAGGATTAGTTATAGTAATAATACCAGACTTTCCAACGACACCAGCACCTAAATTACTCCAAGTTATTGTATTGGTTGCATTTTGTGCTGTTATGCTATAATTATTTGTCTTTGCAGAAAAATCAACAGTATGAGTATTACCAGAATGTGTTATTGTGGTAAACCCAGATTTTTGAAAATTTAATTCGCCTGCAATGTTAGCGTCGTTTAGAAATTCTATTGCCATATTGTATATTTAATTAATATAAACGGTACATAAGTACCGTCTATATTTATGTTATGTTATTTACCTATTTACCTATTAACTCGGGTAAGTTGGAGATACACTAGTTGCACCCTTTATTGATGATATGTTCACCACAACATTTGAAGAAGGAGTACCAGCAAATTTAATATATATATGGTTATCACTGTCTGTAGATCCATTTGATGTACATTCCCAATCAATAACACAATTACCATAATCTCCTGAAGCATCTTCATCTACCATCTGCGCAGAAACTATTAGGTTTTTAGTACCTAAATCGTGTTGTATTACAGCTGATAATTGTGTTGAATCTATTGAACCAGCTGCTATTGTAGCTACTACTGATTTAGCAGCTAATGTATCAGGTGTTACAGCTTTTAAAGCATTTGTACCAGTTTGTACTTCCGCGTTAGTCGCTAATTGTACAATACCAGCAGCTACTTTTGATGAAGCTGATTCGTCACCAGTGTTACTACCACTAAGAGTTGTAATACCATCTAGCAAGTTAAGTTCTGTTGCTGTAGCTGTAACACCATCTAAAATATTTAATTCATTAGTGCTAGCAGTAACACCGTCCATTATGTTTAACTCTGATGTTGTAGCTGTTACACCGTCCATTATATTAAGTTCAGCGGCTGTTGCGCTTACTGCTGTACCATTTATAGATAAAGCATCTGTTTCAAGAGTACCATCAACATCAACATCACCTGATACATCAAGATTAACAAATATAGATGTTCCTGGTGCGTCTATTAAATGTGAAAATACAAATTTATCATTTGAAGCATTCCATGTTAAGCTAGCATCGTTAGAAGCGTCTACCGCATCTTGAATAGTAATACCTGCTCCATCTGCTGTTGAACTTGTATCGCCTGATCCTTTATTAATTGTTATGTTTTTATCTTCAACCTCTAATGTTCCAACGTTAGCTGTAATAGTATCACCTGATACGGTTAAATCACCTGTTATAATTAAGTCATTACCTATTGTAACAGTATCGTTACTATCACCAATTTGTACTGCATTAGAAGCAAAACCACCAGCTAATCTAGTTTTTAAGTTTGCAACACTAACATCGTCAACAGTTGTGTTACCTGCTAGAGCAGTAGAACCCGATGTACCTAAAGCTAAGTTAGAAGTACCTTTTGCATCTAATTGTGTTTGAATATTAGAAGTTACACCGTCTAAGTAATCAAACTCTGTACTTGTAACGCCTGTTGCGTGTAAAGTATCTAAGTAATTAAGTTCAGTAACACTACCCGTATAACCATCTAATACATTTAACTCAGCAGTTGAAGATGTTACTCCGTCAAGGATATTAAGTTCTGTAGCAGTAGCTGTTACTCCATCAAGAATATTTAATTCTGTAGCAGTTGCCGTAACACCGTCAAGGATATTTATTTCAGCAGCTGTAGCTGATATAGCTGTTCCGTTAAGATTAATAGCATCTAAGTATGCTACTCCGTCAATATATAAATCTTTAAACTTTTTGAGACTAGCACCTAAATCTATTAGGTTATCTGTTCCTGGAGAAAAGAATCCAGCACCTAGTCTTAATTCGTATATAGTTTCTGTATCACTAGAATCTGAAGTATAACCTATTATTGTTCTAGCTGAATTAGTGAAATCAACAAATCTTCGTGATCCATCTGTTGGTGCTGCAGAAGCACTACCAACTACTAACGATGTGTTATATATAGTTGTTATTCCTGTTTGAGCAGCATCGATTGTAAAGGTAAGATCATGTTCGTCTGAAGATCCACCACCATCTGTATCAGTCCAATTGGTTGTTATACCAGAACCTACAAATTTTACATATTCACCATCACTTATAGTAACGTCGTCTCCGCCGTCATCACTTCCGATCCAGTTACTCATGGTACCACTAGCTGTACCAACCGAAACCCATCCGCTTCCATTATTATACTTTATCGTTCCTGAGTCATATATTATTTGTCCAGCTACGTTGCCAGAGACGCTACCTGAAGACTCAGTGTGTAGGATAACGTTTTGAATTTCCGCTGATTGCTGAAAATCCAAATGATTTAAAATTGGTATTGCCATAGTTGTTTTTGTTTAATGTGTTTAAGTTTTATTACTTTGTTATATAAGCGTAGCCACTATGCGCGCTTAAAAAATTTATCTTTAGTTGGTTTGCTGTAACATAAGTTACTATTCCCATAGATTGAACATTAGCATATGTTACTCCACCAGACATTTTTACTGTTACGTTAGGTAAGTAATCAGATAAGCCAAAATTATGATTAACTGTCCATTCAGTAGCAGCATTATTTTGATGGTGCTTATGAACTGTTGCTGCTCCACTAGGATACAAGCAAACAGCATATATTTTTTCAACAGAAAATGTTCCGTTGCCAGATTTATAACTACATGATAAATCATAGTTGTCAGAACTACCATCTTGAGTTACATCACCAACACCATATATACCATAGTTATTATGATCGTTTGCATCAACAATAAGTACATCTCTTTGATTCAATATTCTAAAAGCTATATTCATAGCAGTATCTGTATCTTTATATATATACTTATTCATCTTAATTGATGTAAGATTAGCAAACGTTAATCCACTTGAAAAAGTACCTTTTACTTCTCCAGAGGTTGGTGTTGAAGTTGTTAATTTAAATGGGAAATACCCAACAGCACCAGTTGCATTTGATTCTCTTAAGTATTGCGATATATTAGCTATACTATAATTTCTAGTTTTGCCGTCTACGTCAGAACCTATAAGTTTATCTGCCTTTTGGACGTTTTCATCATGAGTATAGGAACTAATTCTAGCCATTTCATTATTATTTTTTTAGTTTGTTATATTTTTCGACGCTTCGTCCTCCGAAATAAGCACCAATCGTAGTCATCAGAACTAACTGAAGTAAATCCGTCCATTTTTCTTCAACGTTAAAAGCTATAGATCCACTGTCTATAAATACCATGAGCACGGTCGCCACTATAAGGAATATTAAAACGAGAGGACGAACTGAACGCGTTAACCAGTTTCCGTGCTCTAAATCTGCTTTCCACCTTTCGGTGACATTTTTTTGCATAGCAGCTTCTGCCTCAATAAGAATTTGAGTCATTTCCTTTTCAAACGCCGCTTTCTCATCTTTTGTCCTAACAAACTTATCGACAACACCGCTAATCTTTTCAACAACACTGCCACCAGCGTTACCAAAAAGCTTACCTAATATTTTACTCATATTTATCTATTTTGATAACCAGACCAACCTTTTTGCTTATAGCTACTATTTCCTCTATTAGCAATGTTTTTAGCCTTCTCATTTAATCTTACAGCTCTACCTTGTAGTATAACATTTTTATTGGTATCAGTTGTTTGGCCACTAGAATCTCTATCCATATTATTAACAGCTTCAACTGCTTTAGCTTTTGTTTTAGCTGCTCTTCTAGCTTGTCTATCAATACCTGCTATTTTAGCTTTTTGCTTTTCTATTCTTCTTTGTCTCCTTGGAGTTTCTTTTCTACCTTCTAATCTAGTAACTCTATCTTGTAACCTTTGATTCCTTTCTGATACTTCAGGTTGAGAATCAAAAGAAGTTGGTACATTTACTTTACTTACTATTTTATCAGTATCCGCTTTAAATTTATCTGAAACACTAGTGGAAGTACCTTGTCCTGAGAAATTTGGTTTAGCACCTTTTCCAGTTTCTGTAACGGATGAAGGTGTTACTTCATTAACTGGTTCAACCTTAGGTTGTTTTATTCTATGCTTGTAATCGTGTTTTTTAGCATATTTTTGACCAGCATCACTATCCCACCAAGCATTTGCTTCAGATTTAAATTGATCCATGGTACCTGTATTACCTTTAGCTTGCCAGTCTTTATAACCTTGTTCCCAAGTTTTAGTACCATATTTAGATTTTTTTGGTTCTGGTGGAGTAGGAGTAATATCATCATCACCGCCATTACCACCATCAGTGTCACCTGAACCTGCTACAAAAGGAATTACTGTAGATGCACCAATACCTAGAACTGTTTTAATTGGATTATTCTTTACCCAGTTCATAATTCCACCAGGATTAGTAGCACCACCACCGCCACCGCTAGACACGACAGGAAGATTTCTTCCACTGTTTCCACCTGGAGCGTTAAGTTGTTTTTGTTGTTTTCCAGCATCTAGCTTTTTGCTCCATTTTTTTCCAAGGTCAGTTAACCATTTTTTACCACCTTGGTATATATCGTCTGCTTTATTAATAACTTTACCTACATTCTTCTTAGGTGTTATTGGATTACCGTTTTCATCAACAGCAGGATGAGATGGTAAAGTTTTTTGATTATAGAAACTATGCGGTTTTTGTTTGAAAAATGATTGCTCATTGTTAGAATCAGGATTTTCATCACGATTTACTAAACCACTTTCATTTTGTGCATCTCTTTGCGCTTGGTATCTAGCTATATTAGCTTCGTTAGCTTGTGAACCTCCAGATACTCTTTCTGTATCACCAATACCTAATCTACCATCTGAAGCTACATTAAATGTTTGTCTGTTAGCATCAGAACTACCACCATATTTATTCATCATATCTTTAATACTACCACCATGTTTTCTATTTACTCTCATGTTAGCAGCAAACTTACTTTCATCAGTATCAGCAAAACTACCTGGTTTACCTTTCTCACCAGCTGTAAATTCTTGGAATTGTCCACCACGTCTAACCCATTCAGCTCTGGTCATACCAGCGTCTTTATATTGTTGTTTTGTTTCTTTATCTAGATCTCTCCAAGACTGTCTACCCATTTGCTTAATATCACGATAATCACCTTTCATGGTTCTTTCATCGTCTCTAGCTTGCATGTTTTTAGTTCTTTTAAGATTTCCTGCTATATCTCTTTTGTGTACAGTTTTATACACATCTTCTAATTCAACAGGAATATCAGGAGTACCTTCAGTTCCAGGAGTACCTTTTATTATTTCTTCTTTAGTTATACCACCTTCTCTTGTATCTTTCATTATATCTTCATCACTCCATTTAGTAGCATCAACATCAGATGTTACACCGTCAATTGTTTCTGTTCCTTGGAATTTTGTATTACCCTGCTGTGCGTTATATTTCTCTTTCCAATCAATATAATCATCTAATGATAAATCAGCAACATTATGGCCTTCTGCAGCATATTTCTTTTGATCAGCCTCCATTTGCTTTCTAAACTTTTCTTTTTCAGTTATTGGTCCAGAGTATTTTATACCTAGATCTTTATTAATCTGGGTTACTTTATCTGGAGTACCCGTGCTCCCTATATCTCCTTGATAAACTAAGTTACCGTCTTTTATGACCGCTTGCTTTTTAAAGGATTTTACTTTTTGTGTTATTGGTGAACTTTTTGCCATAATATTTATATTTATTCTGTTTCTTCAGTATCTGCTGCTGCTGCAATTTGAGCTTCAACTTCTGCTATTTGTTTTAGTAATTCTTCTTTTCTTTCTTCACTTGGTGCTGGATCTCCATTTAATTCATCTTGCAATTCTTTCAATTGTACTTCAAGTGTGCTACCGCCTTCATTTTGATTTACTATAGGTGGTTTAATAGTATCATCTCCACCTGTATCAAGTTCCTTTGCAGCTGCTTTATCTTGAATACCAGACATCATGTTTTTACTTCTACCTAACGCTCCAGCGCCCTTTATTAACATTTCACTCGCATGAAAAGGTGAACTAGGTTGTTTTTCTTTTAATTTATGATACCATGTTTTGTACATTGTTCGTATTGTTTTTAGCATTAAACTTAGCCTCAGCTTCCCAAGAAGATGAAGGATCACCTTCTTTCTTTATTCCCTGAGCTTTATTTGTGATGGGAATCATTCGATCACCATCTCTTTTGTATATATTAAATTCACTTGGAGTATTCTCAATAATATGATTATGAGTATATTGATTACCCTTTTTCATTTGAAGAAGATGCTCTGTTTCTTCCTCTAATGTGAAATTGTCTCTTAAAAAGCTATCTGGAGCATTTTCGTCTACATATATAGTATTGTCTCGATTTGCTTCAGCAACTACGCCATCATCTAGTTTTTTATTGAAAACTGGTATGTTACCATTGACAAATTGTCTAATGCCAAATAGTTGTTCTTTGCTTTTTAATCTAAAACTCATTTCTTAAATCTCGTCCAGTGTTGTCTTCCTGTAAAAGCAACACCATCGTTATATCTTTGTTTATAGCTACTATCAGCTATTTTTTTTCTTTCTTTATCTTCACCCCAACTAAATTTTCCGAAATTCTTATCGGCTTCCCCTAATCCGTAGTATTCACTATTTTCCTCATCTCTTTTAGTTTCAACCCCTATAGTTGCTGGTATAGAGCCAATATCTATAACTTTACCAAAAAACCCTCTGTTAAATGGTCGCCTTTCAGTGAATTTCCTTTTTAGATTCTCACCCATGTCTTTAATAAAGTTTTTAGGTAAGTTACCCATAATATTATCGCTCTTGTCTTTAAGCTTTTTAGCCATATCTGCAGCATTTGGTGTTCCTTGTACAGCTGCACTTTTTGATAAATTTTTAAGTTTTCTTGCTTCATTTACTCTTTTACCCCACTTAGTCATTGTAGCACCCCAACCTAAACCAGGAGTAGCAGCGGCTGTTGATATAGCTGCGTTAGCTGCGTCACCTTCTTTTAAATACCAAGCTGCATTAATAGAGTCTGCTGCGGTACCAATACCCCAAACATCTATCATACCTAAAACATCTAAAGCTAAATGTCCTGTATCACTCCAACCCCATCCGTCATCATCCTTAGTTTGTTTATATATAGTTCCACCACTGCCATCAGCATTTAGTGTCACCTCTTGATTAATAGGAAATTTATAGCCAGCTTGTGCGGCTTTTACTCTATTA